AGAACACCTTATTATTGAGAGGATAAGGGTGACGAACTAGAGGCACTGTAAACTGTAGCTCTAGGTTATAGGTGAAACTCCTAACTCAAACAGAATTACGGGACGGTAGCTCAGCGGTTTAGAGCAGTGGCCTTTTAAGCCATTGGTCGGAGGTTCGAATCCTCCTCGTCCCACCATTTTAAGTAGTGAATGTGTAGATTGATACACGAACGGAGCGGGGATAGAAGTTAGTCGAAAGATTATGGCGTCCGATGGTGACTGAACAATAAACCGACAAAATCAGTCAAAGTGGGAGATCAATACCCACCACTACATAATTTATGTCCTCTGGTAGCTACAGTGGTAGAGCATTGGATTGAAAATGAGCAATAAAAAGATCTGCACAAAGTGTAAGCTAGAAAAAGAATTATCAGAGTTTTCATTCAAGAGTAAAGAAAAGGGTACACACCAATCAATCTGTAAAAGATGTAGAAAAGTTATTGACAGAGAGAGGTACAAAGCTAACCCTGACAGTTTTAAAGAAAGAAATAAAGCACATAGGAAAACTAACCTACAAAATAACCGACTCAAGAAGCTTGAATATTTATCTAATAAATCTTGTGTAGACTGTGGAGAATCTAATCCTATTGTGTTAGACTTCGACCACATTAATAGAAAGACTAAGGAGGCAAGTATATCTGATAAAATGTCTTGGTGGTCTTGGAGTAGGATACTCACAGAGATAGCTAAGTGTGAGATAAGGTGTGCTAATTGCCATAGGATCAGAACAGCAAAACAATTTGGGTGGTATTCTAATCTAGATTGATAGGTAGTTCGAATCTACCCCAGAGGACCAAATAATGTGGAGTTGCAGGATTCTCCCAAGTCACGATAACGGTGACATAATCAACACTTGACTTAGAGTACTGAATATAGTATTCTTAAGGATATAAAGTATCACTTAAGAGTATTAAAAGTTTAATTCATGAGTGGCAGATTGGTAATTGCAACGCACTGTTAATGCGTGGTCGAAAGACCCATGCTGGTTCGAATCCAGCCTCATGAGCGGGTCTGTGGCGGAATTGGTATACGCGCTGGATTTAGGTTCCAGTTCCTTCGGGAGTGAGAGTTCGAGTCTCTCTAGGCCCACCAAATTAAAGTGCGAGTGTTGGAATTGGTATACATAGGAGATTCAAAATCTCTGGCTTTGGCATGAGGGTTCAAGTCCCTTCTCGCGCACCATTTAATAGAGGATTGGTAGAGTGGTTTAATACGCTTCCCTGCTAAGGAGGTGGGTGTAACAGCCCCGCTGGTTCGAATCCAGCATCCTCTGCCATATAAAAGCTAGTGTCGCATAGCGGTCGATTGCAAGAGCCTTGTAAGCTCTCGGTTAATACCCTCGTCAGTTCGAATCTGACCATTAGCTCCATTTTAAAGCGGTTGTATACCCTCTGGCTACGAACCAGTTGAAAGGTTAATTGGACACATGGGAGTTCAACTCTTCCCAGCCGCGCCAGTTTGGAAGTCTTCACCTCAGAAGAGTTCTACAGATCAGTAGTTTATGATCTTTTGAGATATAAGCTTACATTAGTAAGAGTATATAATGAAGAAAAAGAGACGTAGTAAAATCTATTCCCTTTCATGTGGGGAATTTAAAGAATTAGTAAGTAGATGTTCATCTTATAGTGAGGTTCTCCGAGAATTGGGATTGGTATCCAGTGGGGGAAGTTCCTCTAAAGGATTGAAGCGAAGGATTGAAGAACTATCCTGTTGTGTTGATCATTTCAATACTGAACAAAGTATTCTAGCTCGGAGAAGGTCAATACCCATAGAGGAGATATTGACAATCAACTCATCTTACACTAATATAGCTCAATTAAAGAAAAGACTGAGGGTAGAGTTGAACTATCCTCAATACTGTAATATCTGTGGTATGGGTGATGAATGGAATGGACACCTTTTGGTTCTCCAATTAGATCATGTTAATGGTATTTCTAATGATCATAGGTTAGAGAACTTGAGGCTTCTATGTCCTAACTGTCATTCTCAAACAGATACCTACGCAGGCAAGAATAACAAAAGCCCAAGGCCCTTGTAAGGTATATCCATGTTCGAGTCATGGGGGCGGTGCCAGAATTAAGTGGGGTGTGGCGAAGTGGGAACGCATCGGGTTTTGATCTCGACATGAGAGGGTTCGATCCCCTCCACCCCTTCCATTTTATGTAGTGGTGGTCTAATGCAAACAGGTTCGCATCTGGATTGTGATTCCAGTGTTAGTGGGTCCGAGTCCCACAGGCCACACCACCTAACAAGGTAACACCCAAGAGTATCTAAGAGTGCCTATCAAGCATAGCTAAGGGATAGGTTTAATGGTCGTAACCAGCCACCTCATATACCATAGGAGAATGCAATGAATAATTTAGTACAAAAACACGCACATAAGTCTAACCGTTGTGTTGTCCAGAGGGACAGAAAGAAAGCCCTCAAGAAAGGTTATAGGAAACACAAAAACAAGGTAATTTAGAATGTCATATGATGACTCACTACTTGCATCAAGTGCATTATTTAGAATTAGATTCACCCTTCAAGATACAGACATATCAAATGAATTTCTAACTGACAATGAAATCGAATACCTTTTAGTCAAGTACAGTAACAATGAGAACCTAGCTACACTAGATGCTGCTAGACGTATTCTTGGTCAGTTTGCTCAGTATACTCGTGAACGAGAGGGTCAGATTGAGGTTTACGGTAACCTAATATTCAGTCAATGGAAAGAACACCTTGAAGAACTTATTGGAGAGCTTACTACCGCTGGTGGTAATGTTATTATTGGTGGAGTATCCGCAGCTGAGATCAACAGGGTCAATGATGATACTGATTCCGTAGGTAATGGATATGAACAAGACTTCCTGAAGAATCAAGTAACTCATACAAGTGGAACACCACTTAGTAATACGGGGTCTTTTGGTAGATCAAGTAACAACCCGTTTAAGATTGGGTAATCCTTTGGAGGTTATATGAAATTTACCTCTAAAGTAAAGGCCACTAATACTTTACCAAACCTACTAAGAAAAATCAAAGTCTTTGATGAAGTGGATGCTGGTGCGGGTTTCGATGATAAGATCCACAGCCCCTCTGGATTACCTATGGCAATGTTAGCTGCTATACATGAGTTTGGTACTGATGATGCAAATAACAAAGGTATCCCAGCTCGTGATTTTATGTTTCAGGCTTTTGATAAATCGATGTTTACAGAAGAACAGTTTTCTAAAGCTGTTGTAAATGTAATATATGGTGGATCAACTGTTAGGAAAGAAATGAAAGTCCTAGCTGAGTCTCTTGCTAAAGAAATTAGAGAATCGATACTTAATGGCGATTTTGTTCCTCTCAAACCAATCACAATTGACCTCAAAGGTGATAGTATTCCCTTGAGAGATACGGATAAATTACTTAGCAGTGTTAAGACTTTCGTTGATAGTAAGAGAGAAGAATAATGGCAGCAAGAACATATCGGAGAGGTAAACGACAGGCTATTAGGAGACTGGATCTTCAAGCCAGAACAAATGATGTTACCTTAGACGCTCGTAACAGACCCACAGGCGAATCTTTCAATAACTTTACACTAGTTGATTGCACAGTACAACCAACCTCTGGTGATGTATTACAGACCCTCCCTGAGGGTTTTCGTGATGCTGAAACATATAATATCTTTACTGACACAGAAGCAAAACCAGCTATTCGTGGAACAAATCAGAAAGCTGATGAAGTGTTTCTAGATACACCGTTCACCTCACTCGCTGGATGGTTTACAGTCATCAAAGTGAAATCTTGGCAGAACCAACACATACCTCACTACCAATTGATTGTTGTCAGGAAGAACCCCACATAGGAACGGAGAAATAAATGGCTTACGATGTAACCGTATCCGATTTTGAGAACGCAGTCTGGGATCTCTTCAGTGAGGTATTAGGACACACTAGGATTTACTTTGCAAGGGAAAACTTTGTAAAGCCCGATACAGATTTTGTAACAATTAGACTGTCAAATATGAATCCCATAGAAAGGGCTGGTTACTTAGTCGGTAATGACGCTGTAACAGCTCAAGAGAGTTATTTGAACTATGAAGTCTCCGTAGATGTCAGATCCTTCCGAGGTCAAGCCCTCGCTACCTGCGCCTCGATGAGGCATGGTTTAGATATGAAAGAGCTTTGGCATAAACACCTCGTAGTAAATAATATTGGATATCTAAGATCTTCAACTATCTCTGACGTTTCCTCTATTCTCGACGGAGAACAATGGGAACAGAGATATGCTTTTACCGCAATTTTCCATATTGTGATTAAGCAATCCGATGCAGCCGGATCAGATGGTGCTGTTGAAACCGTTGAAATTACAGAAACCACTGAACTAGCTGATGGTTCAACTGTAGTTCAAACTGATACTATTACCTTCCCGTAACTGTGTCAACTATTTTTTCGAAAAAGTAGATAATTATTTGGAGAACAGCTAAAATGGCTGAAATTAAAGATTACGTAACAGTTACAGTTACAAGGGCTACTCGCCCTCTCGACACAGCGGGATTTGGAATCCCAATGTTCTTAGCCTCAACTAATCTATTTGGCGTTGGTGAAACAAATAGAACCTATAGTTCAACAGTCAGTATGACAGATGATGGCTGGCCTACAAACCATCCCGCCTTCCTATTTGCTACTAATGTCTTTGCACAGGACAATCAACCAAAAAACATTGTCATTGGTCAAGCTACCTATGTATCCTATGATGGAACACCTACAGTAGTTAATGATACTACCTACACCGTCAAGGTTGGTGTTGATGGTTTTGCTAAAGAATTCAGCTTCCTATCAAGTGGTACAGCAACTGCAACTGAGATTGTAGATGGTCTGGAAGCCCTTATTACAGCTGACTCTGATTACACTGGTAAGGTCGTTGTAACTAACGTAACTAACGTACTAACCGTTACCCCTGCTACTGGTAAAGAGTGTTTCCTAGAGGATATCACTGGTAATATTCCAGTTGTTATTAATACACCTGAGGATGTAACTACTGCACTGGGTAATGTAACTACTGATAATGATACTTGGTTCTTCCTATCTGGTCAATCACAAGCTGATGCAGATATCCTATTATTTGCAGCTCATGCTGAAGCTAATGATAAGATGTATTTTGTATCCGTACCCGTATCTACAGTCGGTGCAGCCCCAACAACTGATATTGCTTCTCAGCTTAAGACTCTACAGTATGATAACACTCAAACAATTACTGTACTAGATGTCAATGTAGCTAAATACGCTGAAGGTGCTTCGATCGGTGTTATGGCAGCTACTAATCCCGGTACAAGTACTTGGTTTGGTAAGACTCTTAAAGGAGTTGCTACTAACAGCTTCACCACTACTCAAGAGACTAATATCATCGCTAAGAATAGTAACCACTATCCTCTAGTTGCTGGTGCAGGTTTCTATACTGATGGCTCTCAAGCCTCTGGTGAATTCGGTGATACTATTAGATTCTCCTTATGGATGAAATCTCGTACTGCTGAGTCTGTATTTGGACTACTTAAACGTAAATCAGATCTCGGTCTTAAAGTTCCTCATTCCGAGGACGGTTATGCAATGGTCAGGTCTGTCATCTCCGATGAGGTTATCCAGTTAGGTGTTAGTCGAGGAGCTATTCTAACTGCTGCTTCTGGTGCAACTGATCCAGTTGTTCTTACACCTAAGCGCAGCGAGATTTCAGCAGCTAATCTAACTGCTCGTATCCTACCAGATGTTGAAGTTGAAGTAGTATTCTCTGGTGCTATCCAAACAGTAATTATTAAAGTATTCGTACTTGTATAACAGGAGATAAATAAATGGCGATTACAAACAGTATCCCTAGGCAGTATGATCCCAAGAGCGTTATTTTAACTCTCGGTGGTGTAACTCCTGTTGATTATGCTCCTGATACGATGATCACTATCAGTAAAGATGAAGACAGAGTTATGCCTTCTGTAGGTGTTAAAGGCGAAGTAGCCCTAGCTCGTAATAGAAACGAGTTAGGTACTCTAACTCTTGCTCTAAAACAAACATCACCTACGAATGAATCCTTGTTGGATTGGTATCTCGTGGAGGAGGGAGGTATTTTCTTCTTCCCTGTTTACTTTGAAGATCCTTCTAGTGGTATTCGATTAGTATCCAGTGGTTGGGTACAAACCCAACCTGACTTTGCAGTTGGTAAAGAAATTGCGATGCTTGATTGGACTATCGGAATAGCTAACGTAGCTTGGGAACGTATCCCCGGATCTACTTCTATCATTGATATCATTAAAGAAGGTACAGTACTTTAATGGTTATAAGGGGAGCAGGCATTTGTTTGTCTCCCCTTTATTTTTATTATTTGAGGAGATTATATAAATGCTAACAAAACAGAAAATTATCACTGTCGAAGTAGATGGTGAAAAGAAAGAATTTTTAAACCAGTGCTGGAGTCCAATGAAATGCTTTGGGAATATCTCCAAGATTGGTAAGTCTTTTGCTGTTCCACTGAGTATGCTGGCTTCTGGTGGAGAAGATGAGATGAGTGAAGTACTACCCCAAGCTCTTTTCATGCTCTTTGAACAGATGGAAGAGCAAGATGTCTGGGAACTATTCCAAACCATCACCCAAGATGTTTACGCAGAAAGAGGTACTAGAAAAATAGATCTAGATGAAGATCTCGGAAATGATCTAGGTGCTATTCTAACTGTTGTCGGAGAGACTTTAAGAGGTAACTACGGAAGCCTTTTTACGGGAAAAGGTTTGTCGAGCCTGATCAATCCCTTAATGGGAGTAACCCAAGTAGCAGAAGCGAAATAAGAGTAAGTGAATCAGTTGTAAAACTGATAAACAAAACATCCTCTTTGGATTGGATGGACTACCTTATCATCCGTGTTGTTGAAAAGACCAATGAGAATTGGGCATCTCTAGAACAAGCTACACTTGATTATCTCATTAAACTGAATGAAAGTCTAGATATAAACCAATATGTAGACAAGCATCTAAAAGACCAAGAAACCAGACTACTTGATCAAAAACAATTTTAGTATCCGAGGTAGATAATGACTCGTAAGATTCAAGTGGGTAGGATAGAGAACACAGTCGGGTTCTCTATCGATAAGAGGAGTTGGACTAATCTCAATAAGTTTCAAAAGAGATTAAACCAATTAAAACAACAGATGAAAGGTTTAGGTGGGGGTATTAGTCTAAAAGCTAGTGCCGTCATTAAGTCTCAGAACCAAGTAAAACAGGTCATAAGAAGCACCTCTGAATTTAGGCATAAAACAGAGATGAAGGCAAGCAAAACATTGTTTGCTGATAAACTAAGAGAAGAAGAAAAAGCTGCTAAGAAGTCTGCTAAAATTGAACAGGCGATTAGGAGTCGAAAAGTAGATGTTGGTATAGCCTCCACAGGATTTACTAGATTAAAAGCTCCACAAATAGCACAGATGAGATCTCAATTTGAGAGTCTTAATAGCTCTCTCCGAAGAGGGAGTATCTCAATGGCTGATTACAGAAAATCTACCCAACAATTGATGGTTACTTTTCGTGGTGCTAATCGAAGCATACGTACTTTGAACGAGAGATTTCTTAACCTACGTCATAACATGCTAGGTTTAGGTGCTGTAGGTGCAGTAGGTGCAGGGGGAGCTAGTATCGTAAGAACTGGTCAGGACTTCGAAGGTATGGGCGCTAAGATGCTTATCGCTACAGGGAGTTCTGAGAAAGCCGCTGAAGGTATGGCATTGGCTAGAAAGGAAAGTTTGAGATTAGGTCTTGATCTAATGTCTACAACTGATTCTTTTGCTAGACTTGGTATCGCCGCTCGTGATAAACTATCTGAAAAAGATTTTGAATCATTATTCACATCATTCTCTGAATTGGGTACTGCTGCTCAATTACCCAAAGAACAGATGGACCGAGGCTTGAGGGCTTTGGAACAAATGTTGAACAAAGGGCAATTGATGGCTGAAGAAGTTAAAGGTCAGTTCTCTGAAGCGATTCCGGGTGGTATCCGTATCTTCGCAGATGCTTTAGGAGTTGGTGAACAAGAATTCTTCAAAATGATGGAATCAGGATCGTTACTTGCTGCTGATGTATTACCTAAAGTAGCTGAACAAATGGCTTCAGTAGCAAGAAGGGGTGGAGCATTAGAGACTGCTATTAAATCGAACAGGGCTGCTATGGGACGTATGACTACGATGTTCCAAGAATTTAAGGTGGCACTATTCGCTGCCGGACTAGATGAACTTACTAGGGGTATATTCCAAACAGCAACTAACTTAATGTTTGCTCTTAAACCCATAGCTGTATTCTTTACATCAACACTAGCAACAGCAATTAAAGTAGCTTCCTTTCCTATTAGACTTATTATAGCACTCATGGCAGATTTAACAGAGATGTTTAAATTTGAACTACCTGAAGGCTTTAGTGAATCAGGGAGTAAAGCTGTTGGATTCGCTGCTGGACTATTGTTCCTATGGAAAGGTGCTAGTTTAGTTAGGAAGATGTTTAAATTCATTACAGGTCCAATTGGTAAATTTGCAGGTATGTTGGGTACTGCTACAGCTACAACAGCAATAGGTTCAAAAGTCCTAATAGGATTAGGATCAGCTCTTGGCTTTGTTGGGAGGAATATCTTTACATTGTCTAGATTCTTAGGTCCAGTAGGCTTATTAATTACAGGACTTACTGTTATAATGAGGGTCTTTGATGATGAAATCAATAGTATTATTGACGGATTCCTGAGATTCACTGGTCTAAAAGAAGGATTCAACTTCGGTGGTGGAGTTGATGAAATGACTAAAAATGCAATGATGAAAAGTATTCAAACCACTGCTGCTAAGAGGGGTCAGACAACACAACAGAGTTTAGGTGTTGAGATTACTTTCAAAGGTGATAAGGCTGATGAATTCTTTGAAGCTAAGATTAAAAATAATGAGCAGAGGATGGTAAACGATATCCTTGCAAATTCTGTGAGGTAAATTATGACTCTGATATTATTAGCTGGGGGTTTCGGAGCTACAGGAGTACCAACAATTGATTCATTTAAATTGGATGCTACTGTAACTCTGACACCTAGAAGATCGACTACTGTAACTAAACACCCTATAGAAGGTGGATCTACTGTAAGTGACCACATATTTAAAAACAACACTATTATAGATGTAACTGGAGTAGTTGTAAACACTCCAATGCCTCAAAGTTTTAGAGATGCTCAACTGGGAAGAGATAGAGTTGCAACCACACCACCGGGAAGATTCGATAGAGTCCAGAGCGCCCATGATGTCCTAGTTAAGGCTTTTGAAGATCAAGAGATATTGATCATTAGTACGGAATTGGATTCGTTTTCCAATTGCATTATTACTGATCTGAGTATGCCGAGGTCTGCTGAGATTGGAGATTCTCTTAGAGTTGAAATGACTTTAGAACAAATACAGATAGTTGGAACAGATATAACTGAGGTTTCTCCTGCTATATTTGATGCTGCTAGTACTAATACTAAAGTTGGTGGTAAATCAACAAAAGATGATAATAGTCCAGATCTTAAAACAGAGGATCAGGTTAGATTCACTAAAAGTAAAGAGGTTCTTAATGATCTTCTTTCAGAGATAGGATTATAGGGAGGAAATCAATCATGTTAATTTTTCCAACATCCACAACTTCAGATTATACACAAACCGTTGTAATTGAGGCAGAGTCCTACGATCTCCATCTTCAGTATAATCCAAGGGAAACAGCTTGGTATTGTGAACTGGGCTTTTCTGGATTAGATCCTGCTGTGAAATTTAAAGCAGTTAATGGTCAGGATTTATTGATTCCCTATACCTCTGTTGTTGGTATACCTCCCGGTTCTATCTATCTAGTAGATACGGTAGCATTCTTCGGTCGAGTTGGGAGAGATGATTTCGATCAAGAAGGGAGATTCAATTTAGTATATTTAACAGAGGCAGAGAATGAATTATCTAAACAGGGTTTACTCACTTGAGTTTGGTAGGCCACTGAAGAAAAGTCTAGCTTTTCCTTTTGTTGAAGGAACTTTTGAATCTGATAGAGGTATATCCTTAGTATTAACAGAGCATAGAATTTTCTTTAGTACTATAAAAACAGCTAGTACATCTATAAATAAAACAGAAATAAAAATATATAATATTTCTCCTCAAAGCTATGGTTTCTTAAATGCTTCAAGAGGGGAAGAAATTTATGTTAAACTCGATGCGGGTTATGAGAGTATAGGTCTTAAGACTATTGTACGAGGAACAATCTCTGATATCAAGGATGTCTTTGAAGGAGATACTAGGGTAACAACAATTGGGGTAAAGGACGGATTTACTAATAGTAAAGAAGCCTATACTAATACAGCCTTTCTTCCTGAAACTCCCTATATCCACATATATGATATTCTGAATAGGGATTTAGGTTTACCTAATGGTATTGTTATTAAACCCAAAGGTATAGCTAAAGCTCCTTGGTCTTTTCAAGGACCAACTAAAGAAGCCTTTAAAAAGTTAGCAGAAGAAACGGACTCTACTTTTAGTATTCAAGATCAATCAATACATTTTATACCTTTAAAATCTCAGGATCTTATCACAGTCCAAAGATTTACTCCAGAAACAGGTCTGATAGGATCACCTACAGCCTTAGATAATACATCTGATATTTTACAGGGAAGCAGTGATTTACCAAAAGTAGGAATAAAATTTAAAGTCTTATTGGATGGAGCCTTAATCCCGAATAGATTAGTGAAAATAGAATCAAGAGAATATGATGGTGTCTTCAAAATCCAGAAAGTGACACATACAGGTGACTTCCGAGGCAATCCTTGGTTTACTGAATGTGAAGCTTCTCAATTATCACCTTTTTTAGAGGGAGAGGTTTAATATGGCTATTGAAAAAACTATTGTTGATGCTTTACAGGATCTAATTGATTATAGATTTCTAACCTTATCGACTATCATACCTGCTAGAGTCACTAGTGTCAATTATAAGGATAATCATCTAAATGCTATTCCTCTTATAAAAACAAAGTTATCAGATAATTCGCAAAAAGAATCACCAGAATTATACCATGTACCCATCTTCATTTTAAGTGCTGGAGGTGGAAGTGTTAGAATTACTCTTCCTGTGAAAGTAGGCGATACAGTTCTAATACTGTATTCCCAGAGATCGCTAGGAAACTTTTACCTCAGTGATGGTAAAGAGGTCGTTGATGCAGAGAGTTCAACTACTCATGGTAGCTATCCTATTCTTGCTTTACCCGGTTTATTTACACCTACTACAGCAGTCCCTATAGATTCATCTAACCTCGTTGTTGAAAATGGTTCTACTAAACTCACAGTAGCTCCTAGTGGTGATATCACTGCTGATTGTCCTACTTTTGTGGTTAATGGTAATATGGAGGTTAATGGTGATTCTACAACAAACGGTAATGTAACTGATAATGGTAATGTAGTAACAAATGGTAATCTAGCAGTTACTGGAACTATGACCAATAATAGTGTTAATGTTGGTGGAGATCATAACCATACTCAGGG